TTATACAGATCAAACAAGACATTGGATGTATCACTTGTTACTTCTATTGCATTATTAAAACTATCAATTGGTGTTCCACTAATATCATTTTGTGTTAGTCCACCAATTGTATCACTATTTGAAGGATCATAAAATGTCTCATTGGTTGGATCTAAAAATATAGGATTATTTAAAATATAAAAATTAAAACTATCACCGTTTGTATTAAATCCTTCTAATGTTATACTATTAGTTATTGTTTCATTCCTTTCATTAAAGTAGTCGCCTTGTTTATTAATATAAAAATTTACTCTTATATCTCCTACGACAGTAGAAGAAGACATCTTATATAATAACAATGTAAATAATTGTTATTATAAAACTTAAATTAAGGGTTATATGAATCTTTATTTCCTGAGAAGAACCATCTAAGAGATAAATATTTAGGTTTACTATTAAGATTGCTACTATCAGACATTTTCATATTAGGTCCGGCATCTACAATACTTTGTATTTGAGAAGTTCCTAAACCATAATTAAAATATCTAAGATCTGACATGTAGCCAGAAAATCCTCCATTCATAGCAACATATACATCGCTATAATTTTGTTTGGGTACACCAGCCATAATAAGTCGTTTTGCTAATTTACCGTTAATATAGACATCAAGTTGATGATTTTCAACTCTAATTTGAACACAAACCCATTTATTAATAGGAATATCACCAATAGTAACTGTTTCAGTAATATCATTAAATGTGTTCATAACAACGACTAAAGCATTTGTATTGGGAGCAATATATAATCCGGGACCATTATTTGGAAAATTCATTCCAATGGGAGCATTTGTATAATTAATATTATCATTACCTTTATGAAAAACATGCTTATATTGTCCTTGATTATAAACTAAATCATCTATAAACATCCAGACTGAATAGGTGAATTCAATACCATCGGTTTGATTATCAGATCTAGTTAACGTAACAGATCCAGATGACCTGGGATTTTGTGGAATAACTTGCATAGTTTTGGCATCAACCATTCCGCTAAATAAATAAGGTGAACCATTAAAAGAGAATATCCACGCTAAAAATTGGGAAGCGAATCTAATGCCAATTACAAAGACCACTACAATTAATAAAAGAAAAGCCACTTTAGCGACTAAACTATTTGATTCTAAAAAATCTTTAGTGCCACTAACGGATTTATTTGTTTTAAATGAATCAAATGCTCCTGCTCCTGAAGAAATATTTCCTGTATCTGACATATCTATATATTATACATAAGAAATTTAGATATGAAATTAAATTGTAAAGCTTCCTTTTTGTTCACCGTCTTTAAGATATGATACTTGAACTTCGTATGGGAATCCTCCTATACCGCTACCACCATATCCTTCTCTATAAATATTGTAAGCTTGTTGAGGATTTAATGCATCACTATAGTAATGTACATTTGCTGTAAATCCAGAGAATCCTCCGAGAGGAGTAACATATACAGGTGCATTATTAGCAATTTTAGCAACTCCAGGTAGTACACATGTGCGTACTAATTTACCATCAATATAGACATCAAGTGTTCTTCCATATAGACTAACAATAAGATTGACCCATTTTTGGATTGGAACATTTGCTACATTACAAGTATGTGTAGAACCAGAACTAGAACTAGATTGTGCAGAAGGATAAACAGTAGTTTCAATTTTAACATTATTTTCAATTGCTCCTAAAACAATAGATGGAGAAGGGCTTAAATCTTGATCTAATCTTCCTAAAATGATCTTGGGTTCTCCATATCTGTAACTCCAATCATCTACATAAAACCAAACAGAGTATGCGAAATTAACAGAATTAGATTGTTCTAAATCTTCTGCATTAATTTTTGTAACTTTCTTAGCATCATTTAAACCAGATATTTTAGATGAGTCGCCCATTAACCATCTAATAATAAAAATGACTAATAATACAACAATTACTCCTATAACTATATTTTTCACGCTGACCATGCTTAATATATTATACTGTTAGAAATTTTCTAAATTATGGGTGGATTTAAAGTTTTTACAGAATTATATAACCAACTAATTTTTCCTCTAGATAAACTATCTCTAAAATACCTAACATTACATATACCACCATATATACCTTTCATAGTTCCAGATGTAATGACAGTATCTTTATTATACGGAATAACCCCAGGATTAGAAGATACTAAATCATTATTAATAAAAATATCTAAAGTAGATCCATCATAATTTATAATAACATTGTTCCATTTTTGCATTTTGAAATCTTTAAATTCGTATAAAGTGACTTCGTTTTTGCTTTGAGTATTAAGTGTAATTTTCAATTTATTTTTAAGGACATTAAATAGAATATTTGGTTTATTTCCAATATTTAATAAAGATGTATATTCGTCATATTTAGAGTTAGTCTCTGGTGGGAATGAATCAATATAAAACCATCCGGAGACAGCATATGTGTAGGAAAATTGTTCTTCACCAGTTGCTAGATTAGGAATAAAATTAACATCATGAAAAGATCCTAAATTTTTTTGAGAATTGAGGTTAATAGGGTTGGTCAATAAAACGGAAGAATTATGTGTAATTAATTTTCCAATAATTTTTGGTAATAAAAAATATAATATAATTAATATTATTTCAATAATAAACAATATAACAACAGATGATGTTGTAATAGCATATTGATATTTAAAGTAGTCAACAATATCTATTAATAAACAAGGTAAGTAGAGAATAATTTTTTTAAATAAAGAAAGTATAAGTCCAAATTTAGTAGGTTCTTTTTCATTTTCAGATGGATCGCCTTGTTTTCCCTTAAAGAATTTAATTAAAATTGCAATAATACCAACTACAATAAATAGATTTAAGAATGAAAAAATATACTTACTAAAATCAGAGTAATAAGAAGTAAAATTGAATAATAAATAAGATAGCAATACTATTAAAGCAATAAAAAGAAACGAAGATATAATTTTTCCAAAAAAACTAAGAGTAGATTCTTTTGGGGAATCATTTTCATAAAAATTTTTTCGTGTAGTATAAAAAAAATAGGAAATTATTATTAAAAATCCTCCAATTAATGATAAAAATATACTAATACCTCCATTGGATTCTGTAATAAAATCATATGGATTTTTCAGAAATACTCCTAAAATTATTGCAAAATATAATATAAATCCGAAAATAAATGATGTTTCTATAGGGAATGTTTTAATACCTCCAACAATATAGAAATTGCAAAGAGTGATAATATATTTTAATACATAACTGAATTTTTCCATTGTTGATATACCACTAAAAGAACTATAATCAAAATTAGGAGATTCTTTTCCTGTTTTATTTTTTACCTGTTCATTAAATATAGGATCTGGTTTAGGAGGTTTATTTATATCTGCCATTAATAAATCATTAGAAATAATTTATATATTTTCCATCGCTGTTTTTCTTCCGTGACAATCTCTACATAAAGCTTCTAAATTATCAACATGATTAGAACCACCATGTTCTAGTCTAACTTTATGATCAACTTCAAACCATGCAGGTAATTGTTTATTACATCCACCACATGTCCATCCTTGTTGAGCTGCAACAAACTTTTTTTTTGTTTCACTTACAGATCTTTTAGAACTTTTTTTACCAGAATCTAATATTCTATTAATTTGTTGTTGTTCCGGATTACCTCCTCCTTGCATAAATGGTGTTTGGTTTGAGAAATCAGTAAAAGGTGTAAAAAAATCAATAGGAGATTTAGATGTAGGCATGGAATGAATTATATGTGATGCTTGTTGTATAATAGATTTAGATTCGTTTGGATTTTTCTTTAGAAACAAATATATGCTAAATCCAGCAAATGCAAATCCAATCATTTTAAAATATTTTTGCCCATGTTGAATAAATTTCATATAATTTCCATCATAATAAGTATTTGCTATAAAAAATCCTGTAATTGCTAAAATAAGTAATTCCAATTTCATATAATATTTATAAAGTTTTTTTTTATAAATATTAAATTTAGGTATATTTAGTTATGACATTAACTAGATTGACTTCATTTTTTTTAGATTTGGATTTGGATTTAGATTTAGATTTAGATTTAGATTTAGATACTAAATTAACAAGACCTTTTGGTGATTTATTAGATTTAGTTTTAGATCTGTTTTTAGTTGAAGGCTTAAAATTAGAAAATGACATATTATCATAATTAAGTGATGAATTTAATTCTTGAATAGCTGATATAATACCATTAATGTTATATTTTTCCGAACCATTAGTAAATATATGTTCAACTAATAAACTTCTAATTCTATTTAATAATATTTTTTTATTTTTATCGTCTAATTTGATTTGTTCAAGTTTCACTTGAAAGAATGTATAATAAGTAGTCATTAGACCAAAAACATCACTATTGAATAAGTAACATTCCATAAAGTATTTGTCTAATAGAAATTCATACGAATCACTGGTAAATTTTATTAAGATATCTGTAATGTAATTTGATAAATAAAATAGATAATATCCATATTCAATTAAATCATTTCGTTTTACTTCAGACAAATAGGTTTCTTCACTAATAGATGGAGAGAAAATAGCATTAAATAATATAACATTGTCATCATAATAACCATAATATCTCGCTAATTTAATTAAATATTCATTGATAACATAAATTCGTATGTTTGTTGCATTAAAAAGAATTAACCCATCCTTTACTCTTTGTAGAAATATATCATAATTAAGCTTAAATTCTTGAGAAATTAACATAGATGAGAAAGGTGTGTTAAATTGTAATGGTCTATTTAGAATTTCAGATGGGATTTTGTTATTTTTAACAACCCCTGATAATCCCCAATCAATAATTCTCGCATCTAAATTTTTGTCAATTAAAATATTAGAATCTTTTAAATCGTTATGGATAACACCTTTTTCATTCATAGGTCTAACAGCATTTTTTAATAAAACACATATAGTTTCATTTAATATAAATATTTTTTCCTTTGTGATAATATTATCAGATAATAACCAATCTTTTAAATCAATACCAGAATCAGGCATATTTAGAATAGTTAATGTATTTAGTTTGGTGTTAACATTAGTAGAATTAATGTTAAATCTAGTTAATGCATAACATTTTTCATCAAATTTATTAAGATCTTCTTTAGTAAGTTTATCTGGTTTGCAAATATCAGTATCAAGTAGGAAGTATTTTTGATAGTTTTTAATAATTTTAAGTTTATCTTTAATTTGTTGTATTTCATTCATTTCTTCTGTACCATATTTTTCAAGAGACATTTTACTAATTCCAGATGTTCTTTCACTACTGTTATTGCACTTTAACGCAGGTTTAAATATGCATCCGAAACCACCTGAAGTTAATGCTTCACCACCATTTTTACTTCTTCTCTTCTTAGTTTTATTAATAATTTTTTTATTTCTCATTTATACTTTCTAGAGAATTATTTTTTATATAAATAGTACCCTCCTCCTAAAAGTCCAACTAATAAAATAACGAATAATATTTTCTTTCTATATTTAATTTCTTCCCTGAGTATAATTTCCTTTGGTTTATATAATTCATAATATGTATCTAAAGAGTCAGGTAATGTTTTTTCATCTTTATTTAATTTAAAATTAATTTTATTATGAATAAAATGAACCCATTTTAAAAAAGAATCTTTTCCTTCTAAATATGGAGATACTGGATATTCATCTAACATTTCACTAAACATATTACCAATTTTTG